CCCATCAATGTAAAAACTCGTCACAGGCGCAACGGTTCCATCATTGGAAGACCAATCAGATACAAACGTTAATTGCCGCCATTTACCGTCACGGTATGTTGTACCCAAATTAAGAATTAAATTTGCTGAAGAACCACTTGCTAATTGAAACCTTAACCGATTAATTGAGCTTTGTAACCATAATACAAAACCATTAGCAGACCAAGATTCAGAACCCAATAAAAGACTAGTACCTGTGTTTTCATCCTTAAACCAAAACGAATAGGTGTATACTCCCCCAAGTAAATACGATGCAACGCCAGTAATTCCAGTATCTATTCTGCCACCATTGCTAATAACAGACATTTCAACCCCACCCGCAACGGCCTTCGTCGCAACCTTAGCATCAACCTCGGCATCGCTGTATACCTCTAGGTTCGTTCGTGCCGCCGCATTATCTGCGCTCCGCAAAAATGTATCTACATCATTTGTTACTACAACATCTGCCATTGTTCTGTCCTGTTTTTATGGTCCAAAGTAAAATGATTCCCCGTCTGGTTGATAGTAAATATCAATCCCATTCGGCTGGTAATAGTTGTTAACCGTTTCTAATATCCCGTAAGCAAAGTCCTGCGTCCGCGTATCGTACAAAGAGCAGTCAAACACATTTACCGTGTGCAAGTTGGTCTCAAACACGTTTGGTTCGCTTAACCCGCTCCTGTTGAAATCGGACATCCTTAACGATAGTTCAGTTCTTGGACTTCAAGCACGGCATCCGTACCACCTTCACGGATTACCCGCGCACTCAGAAACAAGTCTCGCGGCCAATATGCCATTGTTCCCAACGGATAATCAAATCCCTTGGTACTCGTTGGATCAGTTGCCCCATCAAACGTTACCCGAATGGAAGCACCAGTAACCTGTACCAATACATGGGTAGCACTAGCATTCAGGGTAAAGCTGCCCAACGCCTGAATCGTGTTAGCGGTGTTGCTAACCGTTACCTGCTTGTGGGTTGTCCCAGGTTGCGCTAAAGCCTGCGCTGGCGTATTAACAATGCGTGAGTTTGCCATATCTATCGTTGTTGTTTGTTAAGATGCGTGGAATACCTTACCGAGAAAAGGTTCCTGTTATTCTTCTGTTCCAGTCGAAAAAGCTCACTATCCAATGAACGCCGCGCCTCGGCATGATACACTGCCGCATTCTCAGTCTGTCCATCTCCAGTGTAGAAATCTGCCAATGCCGTGAATAGCATAAAGTCCAAAAACTCTTGCGGAATATCCGTGCTTTCCTCCGTAAACGCCGGATTGTAAGCCTTCTTGTACGTCACATACACACTGGTAGCACCATCATCTATGTAGACAATGTTTGCGCCGCCAGACGTAACATAAAACCTGTACTCATGCGCGGCTAACTGATCATAGGCATCCGTCTTATGGATGCGGATAAACTCGCCAATATCATCTTTGGTAATCTGCGTAAACGGAACCACCGCATTAGTACAGGTACGTTCTTCTGATACTATTAAGAATCGCGGCCACATATCCGATTCATGATAGGCATTCAATGCTGCCCGGTTAAACGAGTTTACCAAAAAGAAACTGTCAGCAGCCGTCAAGGTTTCCAAGCCAGCAAGTGCTTGGAACTTCCGCGAAGCATCAGTGTATGTAACATCTTGTGGCATTATTGTTTAACTTACTGAACATTGTTATCCATCATAGCACCGCTATTGATTGGATTTCCACCTGCCTGCAAATTATGCCTACGGAATTGCGTCATTGGGCGGTACTGCAAAACATCATGGCGGAACTGGCGACTTTGGTTGCGAACCTTGTCAATCTCATTACGCAAAATCAACTCTGCGTTTTGTTCTTCAACTTGCGCTTTTTCGGTTTGCCCATCACCCCGTAGGAAATCAGCATAAGCACCAAATGCAGCATATTCAAAAAATTGGTAAGGAACGACCGAACTGTCATCTGTTTCATCTCCTATAAAACCGTTAATGCTACCATCGGATGCTTTGATCACGGCAACAAGATCCTTGCGATATGTTACAAAAACAGATACCGAATCTAATGCCGCGCCAGTATTAACAATAGTTACAGCAGGATTGCCGCTGCTATCCAATGAAGAAATAAATGTGTATTCCTCTGGATAACGTGTAGTAAATGGATTGGTCTTGTGAATCCTAAACACAAGATTTGCATCACTTGCTAACTTTGCACCCGATGCTCCAGTTACGTTATAGGTTTGGATTTGATTGCCATCTGCACTTGCAAGACTTACGCTTTCACCAATAACCGTAAAATCTGGCCAAGGATACCGCTCATAAGCTGTGCGGATACGGCGATTGACACTTTGCCGAAGAAATGAAGCATCAGTTGTTTCCAATGCCTGGAGTCCGGCAATAGACCTAAACCTTTCCACAAGATTAAGATAAGTATCTTTGGGGTATAAGGCTGGCATAGGTTAAATTCTGGATGTTGAAAGGTGCGGAAACTTTTTCTGGAAATACTTCATAAACTCTCGGCTATGTACTTGGTCGTGCCCATATTTCCGAACCAAGTTAAAAAATTCCCAAGCGGGAATCTCGGCAACGTGTTTCCCTAACGGGGTAGTCTTGCCTCCTTTGTATTGCTTCGCTTCTTGTGCCGCAGCAGCAACACGCTTTTCCTCCATAGCTTCCTTCAACTGGATACCGCTGCGAATCTCACGCTCCAATGCACGATTCGCCACATCATCGCTCCACTTGGGTTTAGCTATTTCAATATAGGGCATAAATTGAAATAAGGGGATGCCCCGGAATAGAACCGGGACATCACCCTAAATAAGATTAAGCAAACTTGCCAAGGTCCACAATACGCAGACCAATAACAACTTCACCCGCCGTCAAGTTGGCAGTCGTACCATTCACTTCCAAGAGGATATTCTCGGCAGTGTTGGAACCATCAACAGCTTGGACGTATCCAGTCGTGAACGCATCACCCGTGTTAAACACAGGAGCACTCATACCATCAACATCCAAAGCGTCAATGTATTCATCTGGATCACCGGCAGTTGTTCCAATATCAAACGCAATATCAGAAGCACCAGCCAACGCCACGGATTCGTAAACACCAACCAACTCAACAGCACCGCCAGCAGGCTTAACAGCGATAGGCAGTTGCCCAGCCGTGCCCAAGGCCAAACCCGTAAACGGGTCAGTGCCAAGTTTGATTTGGTTGAGATCATCAAACGTCAGTTTGAGAACGTGGGTGAATACACCCTTTTCATTGTTGCTCAGTTCAGGCATAGTAATTTACCTCCAGATTAGGCGGTTACGTCGGTGATCTTGCCGAAAGCACCAGGGTGCTTAACAAGCAAGGTAAGGGCGGCATCAACATAGCCACGCTCACCACCACCTTGGTTTTCCAACATCGTGGAACCAAGAGGAATAAGCTCGGCAACACCAATCATCGACGGGTCAATGAAGTATCCTGTGTCTTGGTCGGTTGTGTCAGGCGCACAGTCAGGATTCATGTTCACGATAGAAATCATGCCATGATCCGAATCGTACAGCGAAACCGAGAAGGTAATCTTCTTAGCATCAGCATCCTGATTAACCGTGTAAACCGTGCTATTGGAAACAGCTTCCGTACGCGCAAAGTTGCTAATAGTGCGGCGGAGAGCCGTGTCAGCAACCAGCGTAAGGTTCTGCGTGTTACCACTCACACGATAAATGCTGGTGATAATGTCGTTAAGGTCGCTTTCCGTAAATGCACCGGAAGGATGAATCGAAGCAGAAGGAGTGCGGTAGTCCGAAGGAACATCCGAAGGACCAGCACTATCAATCCAGTCGCCCAAACCACGCATCTTGTACGGAAGACCGCCACCAGACTGCGCTTGCCTGTCGTTGTTGGAGCAAATAGTCGCTTCGATGTCGCGCTTGATTTCACGCACAGCCTTAGCTTCCGCTTCCGCAATCTTGGCAGGACCAACCGAATCAACAGCCTGTTGCAGGTCGGACACCTTGAAGTCACGGCGGAACTTCTGGATGTAGTTTCCAAGCCGCGCACGGTTTTCAAACTGGTCGGTAAAGGAGGTGACATCAGCACCTTCCGCGATACCGTCCGTGTTAACCGGAGACAGCTTGTCTACCGTCCACTCAACAAAGGTGGAGGTAGCTTTGCTCTTTGGAGCCATAGAAAGAATCGGCGTTTCTTCGGGAGCAAGAATGGTCAAAACATCCAAGAGTTGCTCACGATTGGAAACAGCAGATCCCTTATTCGTTACGTCATAAGTATTTGAGAATGCCATTAGTATTATTTCCTAAATCGTCGTTGTGCAGTTCTGAGGGCAACAAAGTCATCCTTACTGCCAGCGGTCACAAAACGTTGTTGAAGTTCGTTAAGTTGTTTCTTGATTTTGGTGTCATCCCGCTCAACCCCTCTAGCAACACTACTGGTTGGGTTGGCCGGTGGACGTACCTTTGTTGTTTGCCGTGGTTCGCTTCCAGCTTTCTTCTGAACAATAGAGTTCAGGGCGTGGGCCAAGATATAGTTTAACCGTGGCGCAATTTCAGGTACATACTTTCGGATCTTCTTAATCGCGGCATCTTCCAAAACCATTTCCAACTGCTTGCGATTGTCATTATCCGTTTCATTGTACCAAGGAATTTCCTTGCCAATTTGTTCTTCAAGCGCATTCGCCACCTGTTGGCGTTGAATGTCTTCTTGGATTTCCTTAAGCCGCGCTGGTAAGAAAGTTTCCTTAGCTTTCCTCGCTTTCTTTAGGTAATCCCGAACCTGGCGTTTGGTCATTTCCTTGCCATCAACCTCGGTAATAACATCATCGAAGCCGGAATGTTCGTTCTCATCAAGAACTTCTTCCGCCCATTCCTGAATCTTGGTAAACTCTACGAATTGCTCCTGCAATCCTTCGACATCCTTAATGTCAGCAAATGGGTTGTTTTCGACTGGTTTTTGGGGTTCAAGCGGATTGGCATTGTCCTTGAGTTCCTTTAACTGTTGCTCAAGTTGTGCCGCCCGCTCTTCTGCCGCTTTCCGTTTGGCTGTCAGTTCACCATACCGCGCAAGTGCCTTACTCCGTAATGCATCACGCAACTGGTCAACCTCATCCTCCGAAAGGTCATCAAGATTTAACTTTGAAAGAACAGATTCAACTTCATTTTCTGCCTCGGCATCCTGAGATTCCTCTATACCCTCTGGTTCGGATTCATCCGCAGAATCGCCTACTGGCTGTTCCGCTTCCTTAGCCTCAGCCTCCTGTACCTCTTCCTGTACGGGTTCTTCATCAAAAGGTACAACCTTTGACTTTAACCTGTGAAGAGACCATTCGTCCAAAGACATATTGGTACGCGTTTCCGATGGTTCATTAGTGGGTGTACCATCGCTTACACCCGGAGTGACTTTGTTATTCATAGATGTTTCGCTGCCTTTTACGCCGCCGCGTTATGCGTGTATGACTATTGTAGCATATGGGTTTACAACTTTTCCAAAATGCTCAAAATTTCACGGTAGGTCGTCACCTTACCTACTTGCCTATCAAGCATTTGCTTATCGCAAGAGTTCAAATCATCAATGGCAGTTTCGTAATCGTCATTGATAAATTCAACCAAGTTTTGAAAGGCTTCCAGCGGAGCCAAGTAATCCACACACTTTTCTATGGTATCAAATGAGTTCATTGCTTTTTTATTTACCTTTTGGCCGATTGCATCAGTTTGACTGTCCGTGGCCCTCGTGTTTTGACTTGTTTATACCAAGCACTATTAACCATTTCCTTGGAAGCGGTTTCATAATCATCTTCCATTAGTGCGGCTTTCATCTTAACAAACCCATTCAATTTGGTAAGACCAAGATTGAATGCCATATCAACAAGGGCTTTTTTAACGGGTTCAGGACGTTTTGAAAAATTAGGATCAAACTGCTTGGCATCATTAAATGCTTGCGCTAAACTGTGGTTATACATCCTAATAATTTCTTGGTCTGTAAGTTTGCGACCAGAAAAAATTTCATTAATATCAATACCCGAATCTTTAAGGAACTGTTGGTTTCCCTTGTCTTCCAGATTAAATCCAATACCAATGGTGCGTTTGCCCTTACTGTCTTTGTAAACTTGGTTTCTATAACCTTCGTTTTCCTTGAACATATTGAAATAATCCATTGAACGCTTTTGTTGTGCGCGTTTAATGGCGTATTCCTGTTCTGTGTTGTTATCAACCATTACTAAATACCTTGTGTTTGCATCCCACCCATTTGCGCCGGGTTTGTACCGATCCTACCAATCTGTGCATTCTGCGCCTGTTGCATCTGGAACTGGTATTGCTCGGCATACTTCTGGAGCCGCGTGGCAAAACTTTCATCCGTTTGCAGACGCTCGGCAATGTCAGGCTGTTGGGCATACTGCTGAAGTACGCTTAAAGCTATCTGTGCGCCGCTAGGACGCGCTGGACGCTCAATACCGGAGTAGATACTCGTCAGATCCTCAAAGACCTGTTTAATGACCTGCTGCGATGCAACCTCGGTTGGTTGCAACACAGCATCAGCAAGCACCGGATCAATGGCAGCAGCGGCAACCTCAATCAAGTTATCCACGTTAAACTTACCATTGCGGTCCAACGCTATCAAGTTGGCAAGCTGCGCAAGCTTCTTTTCCTGCGTTTCAGGGTCTGTATTCTGCGTATCAAAGCTAACAGTAATATCAAAGTTTTCGTTGGGGTTTCCTTTGTTCATTACCATTGGGTCGGATACTCCGGTTACACGGAAGAACAGTTGGTCCGGCCCGTACAACTGGAACATCTTCCAAGCCATTTTTAGTACGTCCCGAACGTGGCTAAGGAACTTGTCGATGTAAAACTGTTGCCGGATAATCGTGCTTGGCTCAACCTTTGACAACCCAATCAGCTTATCAGCCTGTTCCAGCAGGATGTTTTCAATCTGTACACTGTCAATCGTGTACTGCGGCGATGGCATGAAGTCATACTCACCCTTACGCTTTTCAGCTATGTAACGCCCTGGGCCTAGCTCAGCCGGTGGACGACCCGAAGGACCGCGCATGGTTGGCAGTGTGGTAATACTTGCCTTGTCAATTCGACTATCACGCTCAACCTTTACCTGCCACTGCAAACCACGCAACAAGTCCGAAAACGTTTCAATGTCGTACAGGCGGCGGTTCTGCTCACTAAGCCGCGTTACCACAAACGGATAGTCTTCCAACCCATTCAGCAACTCAAACTTGGCATAATGGTTGCCATCTTCACCCGTGTACTCAGGGTGCATCACCGTACAATAAATACCTTCAGACCCGTCTTCTGGGTCAATCAATCGCTGGTAAACGTACAGAACCTCGATAAAGTCACTCTCACCGCTTTCCATGCGTGACAATGGATTGCTTTGCCGCGCAGCATACTCGCTCTGCAACTTTAACCCAGATACACCACGGTAGTTTTCAATGACCTCATCCGCCCAAGATTCATCCCACCCATTGTTGAGAACCTTCTGGCGGATCTCCTGGGCGGTCATGAACACCCGGTAAAATATGTGCGGAGCTTCTTGAGGATCGAGCGTAAACGGCGGGAAAAACACATCGCCATCTGCTGGGATTGCTTTAACAATCGGAGCATCAATCTTTTTGCGGCTAATAGGTAACTTTGCATATCCTTCCTTTCGTAGTTTTTTAAGTGCATCCTTTGCCCGTTTTGTGATTAATGAGGGAAACACCCTACGCATAATCTCAATAACGGCTTCATCGTCTTCCCCGTTGACAATAATTTCAGCCAATTCAGGGGACATTTGGGCAATCTGATCCAAATCAAGCTCTTGGATAAAGCTACGCATTTCCTGATGCCACCCGACATAGCTAACGATAATAGCCTTTTCAAACAGGTAATTGGCATTGGCTTCCATCTCACGGGTAAAGTTCTCAATGTAAGAATTCACCATCCACTTCAGGAAGCTGGAAACCACCTTTGCTCGCCCAGCATCGCCAGATTCCACAGGATATGCCCGAATGTTGCTACGCCTAAGCGCGGCCATACACATCGAAACATAAGTGTTAATCTTTTCGGCAATTAGCGGAACTTCAATATCGCTTGCGCCTTCCCACGGAAAAGCATCAGAACCATGCTTACGCATATCCGCAGACTTGCCATTCCAGTACCGGCGACGGTCATCAAACGACCAGCGGCACTGATGAAAGTAATACTCCAACTCGGCAACGGTAAAGTCAAACGCCTTCTTCAGTTCCGAAATGTCCGGCTTCTGACCGGCGTAGTAATCTAGCTCAGGATTCATAGTTTTTTGATTTATATGCTTGGTAAATATCGCTCATTTTGCTTTTGATGGTTTCTATTGTAGCATATAGGTTTTGAACTGGCATTCCAGTGCGCTCAGAAATGTCCTGAACATTGTAAGTTTCCCCCAATAATCCGCAGCGCAACGTGTCCCATGCCATTATCCGTGAAGCGTGTTCATTGATAAAGTCATAGTTCCTAGTTTTATCAAAACCTGTACGTTTTCTCATCCGTGGAATTTTACAAAATCGGCGTGACGGAAGCTTACACCGTGCACATCTTCAATCTTTTCTACCTCAAACACCTTGTTCTTGAGCTGACCTGACAATTTGCGCGGAATAAGTACAGCGTGTTTGCCCTCTATGCCCTCAATCTTGGCAAAAACAAACCGTTTGTTGTTTGCTTCGTGCATAAATCTGGCTTTTAGCGTAACCGTTTCCAGTTCTGGCGGTAGATTTAGCTCTTTGTCTATCCGATCCGCTGCTCGTTGCGTAATTGCCCACGATGTTCCAATCTTTTGCTTGCTGATACCAAGCTTTTCAATCATCTCATCCACATCTTCACGCAGATTTCCAGTTCTTTTACAAAACTGTGCTACTTTTACATATTCCATATCAATATCCACCTTGTTTTATTCTACTCACCCCGTGATTGCCGGGTTCCATGTAATAAATTTCCGAAAAAGCTAGGTAACGTATTACGTCTATCGGGTCTTTCCACGCTTCATTTGGCCCTTCCGATGCCGTGTAATTCAACAGTGCATCAATTGTATTTTCGCAACTCTCTGAAATATAAAGACTTGGGCGATTTATTGAATCAATTTCTTTGGTATTGTCATACGACAACAGGTTATTTATGGAAGCAATACCAGCGGTAATCTCAGCCACATTTCCACCTGTACCCAATGAAGGGATAACAAACAGGTCGTGTTCAGCCAGTTGGTCAATAATCGTTGTTGTACCTTCCTCGATCTGCCGTGGAGTAGCACCCATCCGTGGGTCAATAATACGCTCATTTATTTTCTCCCCTTGTTCCAGTTCACGAATCAGATTAACGTAATCTGCTATGCCCTTACCATCTGGTTTACTCGCCTCGGCAAACCTGCTCTTCCCATTCTGACCAATCTCCGCCCAGGGTCCATAGCCAATATCCGGCCATTCACGGTAAATGTACCATGTACCATCGCTCGCCACGGCCACCCATATCATAAACCACCGCTTATTCGGAGCAGGGTCTATTCCCATGTACAACGTGACATTGTGCGTATCATCCAGAATCTTTTGCATGGATTCTTCGCTAATCACGTTAACCCTGCGCGAGAACAGCGGGAACTGTCCAGTCAGTATCGCCTTGGGTATCCCATAGGCGCGGGTCATAATCTCATCCTTTGGACGACCCAGCAGATCCCGAACAAGCCGGTCATATCCACCAAACGGATTCCATTGGCTATGGAAGTACACAATCCCCGCATTGCGATACCTAGAGTGCTGGATGTACGGAACCTCTTTGTTTTCTAGCAACTCTGCTTTCCGCGTTTCAACCGTTTCTACACCCTTTAGGTAACTGGCAAGAAACTCGGTAATACCGTTAATCGGCGTAAACGTAAGCAGCATCTTGGCATTGCGTGTGGCCAACCGAAACCGTAGCGTGTTTACCAGATCGCTTCCAAGCAGGTACTCATCCAACCAGATACCCAAGTTGCGCCATTGCGGTTCTATGCTACCCACTTCCAACCCTTCAAACTTGCCGGGGTTATTCAAAAACTGGGAATAGGTATGAAAGTAAATCTTACTCTTCACATCGGGCAAAATCAACGAATCACCCGTAAACCCATTCTTCAAACTGTACTTGATGTACCCCGTAGCAGAACGCGTAGTCACCTTGAACTCGGCAGGCAACCAGTCATATACAGACTTCTGTTGCACCCGCACACTTGACGCGGCATCCTGTGCAAAGCATAGTATGATTGACTCAGGATTCTCGATAGCCGCCTTAACCACGCTACGCGCACCATACACCGTCTTACTGGCACGGTTCCCACCAAATACCAGTACCTCGTCAAACTTGTCCATCAACTTGTCAGCATCTTCCCACGGTTCAATGGTAAACCCATACCGCAGCGGATCTTCCTGGGCATTCTTAATCGCCTCATGGTAAATCTCGTAAATCTCCAACAACTCCTTGTCGGACATCTTTGCGATCATCTCATCGCTCGGCGGCCTTAATACCGGATGCTTTGCCCAAGTTAACATTACTTACTCACAAACCGTTTACACCCATGCGAAAATGGTGTCTGCATTAGCAGGTCTACGCACACCCCAATGCTGGGTTTATTCGTATGCACCTTCCACCGCGTACACACTTGGCATCGCTCCTCATGGTTGGCCCCGCGATACTCATATCCAAAGTTGGAGGTGGGTGGAGTCGAACCACCATCCTGAGTTGACGCTTGAACCGTTTCCACCCCACCGCAGCAAGGTGGTGTCCCGCCACCAGTCGATTTCCCGTCACCCCCGAAAATCCTGTCCCAGTTATCCCTAAACTTCTGACTAAAGCAATTCCTCGGACTGTCACCCTTCCCGTTCATATCCCATGATTTGACATTACTTTGCTCAATACCCGCACGATACTTTCCTCCGCTGCGTCCAGACTCTTCTCATCCACAAACCTGTACCGCGCCAGATCCCGATACCGCGCAAACAACAAATGCAAACACTCATGCAATGCAGTACCCTGCGGATCATTGTCCACCTTCGGATTGTAATACAGAATCGCCGTACAGTTGTCCGAATCCGATTCCAACATCGCATGATACCCATCCGTATCCATCGACACCACATGAAGGTCATACTGCGTTAACCCGAATACCACGGCATACCCAGCCACACTCTCCACAAACTCCCTCATCTTATCCGTTTCAACCTTCTTCATACGTCTATTGACTCACCTTGTATTCTCTTCTGTGCAGCCTCCAATGCCTTCTTGGCATCTTCCAAACTCACGCCCTTCCTATGCTCAACCACCGCCGTAGCCTCACCCCGCAAACTACTGGCCTTACTCCGAAATATCTCATACGTCACCGCCAAATCCCGAGGATTCACCTTCTTCAACAAGTCAGGGTCGTCCAGCAACATATTCGCCTTCTCCTCCAAAATCGCCCGGTAACGCTCCGCCATGTGCTCCGCATCATCCGCCGCCTTCTCCCGCCGCACACTGATCGCCTCACTATGGTCATACCTCAACCGCGCCAACACATGAGCCGTCAACCCAGTAGCCTTTACGATCTCACTGGTCCCACACCCGTCAGCCAACATCTCCAACGCCAATGCACACCCCTTCGGATTCCTCACCTCCGCAGCGTGTCTCGGCGCCCTCACCATCCTATCCGCTAAACTATACCCAATCTCACTGTCCATCCTCCCAACAATTCTACCACCCTTGTCAATCCCGCGGCAATATGCACAAAATGTCCTATATAGACATAATACGCAACCAAAAACAGTATGCCCATTTTTTTTATGAGCAGACTTGACTCATAGGCATACCACCCCCCACCTAATTTGCGACCCCCCTCCCCCCTCCTATGCTGGAACATAGGGTGAACACCCTAGAAACCTAGCAAGCAAGCAACAAAACAACCAAATAGACACGCGAGGGAGGCTAAAATCCTGAGGCTTCGAATAATCCCC